GAATGTACTGTCAAAAGCATGGGTATGGTTTAGACTTCGGTTATTCTAATGATCCTACAGCAGTTGTTGAGTGTGCTCTTTTCCAGGGGAATTTGTATCTGCGTGAACTTCTTTATGAGCAGGAACTTTTAATAACTAAAAATATTTCTGATCCTTCCCGGGCTTGTATTGAATCCCGGCTGGAAGAATTGGGAATAAGTAAAGATGCAAAAATTGTTGCTGATTGTGCTAATCCTTCAGCTATTTCAGATTTACAAACTTCCGGCTTTAATGTTCATCCTTGCACTAAGGGCCCGGATAGTATCATGGCAGGCATTGACCTCATGAAGGGAAGAAGAATCTACATACACAAAAACTCTATGAATCTTCAAATGGAGTTTGAGCAATACAAGTTTAAACAGAAAATGGACGGCTCCTGGATAAATGAACCAATTGATGACTTCAATCACTTAATTGATGGCGCTCGTTATTGGGCGATGGATGAATTGGAGCTGGCAAGGGCAGAAGTGAAAGCAGCTCACTATGGAAACAGACAAAGATCTTTTAAAGCAAAAAGTAACTTAAGGAGTAACAGGAGAAGATGAATATTCTGAAGAATCTATTCAAGAGAAGAGTCAAGATACATTTTCGTGATGTCAAAATTGGCCAGTCTTTTTATGTGGGGAAGAAAAAGCTTTATAAAGCAAGGCGAGTAACAAACCGGGGAAGACCTTTTAACTGCTTTGAGTTAAACCATAAAGATGAAACTAAGACTTACCATTTTTGTTCAGCTTCGGACATTGTCGAAATCATACAAACCAAAAAGGAAAAAAAGTGAAAAACTATAAACACAAACCAACAAAAGTGAAAGCTGGAGTAAAGGGCCTGGAAGATGGTTTTGCTCTATGTGAAAAAGCAGAAGTGGAAGCGGGCAATTATACAATTGCTAAAGGAAATTGTTCTCGTGGTAAATGGCGTGAGCTCACTACTAAATTTTTTGAACTGAAAGAACTCCAGGAAATGGCAAAAGATAAAAGGAAAGGCCTGGTTCTTGTTCCTCTTATTGGTGAAAAGACTCTTATTCCTGAAGGCTCTTTAATCGTTCTGGATGGTGAAGAAAAATCTGTAATGGATGAAAAGACTTTTAAGTCTCTTTACCAGGAAGATAAGGCAGCAAAATAAAATGAAGATGTCACTGGTCAACAATGAAGACACAGTAAGAGCTGTGATTGAATGCGCTGTCGAAAAGTACAATGAAATTGATATCATGGAAGATTACGGAATGGATATCAATGAAACAGTACAATACATCAAAAACCATTGTTGGCTGGTGACTTTTTATGAAGAAGATCTCCTGGCGTTTATAATTCTTGAATTCAACGATTATAACGATGTCAATATACATTTCTGCAAACTACTTCCCGGGAATATCCTGCAAGGCTGGAAGATGTTTATAGACTTCACTGAAAAACAAGGCCTCACCTTAAATGCGTATATAGATACGGATAAACAATCTGTAGTCCGAATTGCTGAAAGATTCGGATTTGAAATACAAGATAAAGACAAGAGGTATTGTTATGGGAAAAGGAGGCGGCAAGCCAAAACCACCACCACCACCACCACCAGTTCACGCACCAGTAAAGCGTGAGGATGATGCAGTTGCTTCTGCGGCAAATAATTCACGTAGAAAGATAGCCAACAAAAAAGGCCGGAAATCTACTATGCTTTTGCAGAATAAGTCTAATGGTTCAAATCTTTTAGGGGGTGGTCAATAATGCCACAGGGAAAATATTCAGGTGACCAGCTCGACAAAATGTATAGTCAGCTCAAATCTGAACAGCAGCAACTTCAACAAGATTGGCAAGAGTGCTACAAATTTTATATTCCTGAATCTCAAGATTTAGCACATGGAGTAGACTCCCCAAACAATACCTGGGATGTGCCTTTTGACACTTGCGGAATGATGGCTGTAAACAGTTTAGCATCTGGAATATTTTCCCACACTATCAATATGGGTGATGAATTCTTTAGCTATCGTATAGCAGATGACAAAGTAAATGAATCAGAAGAAGCCAGCAATTATATGGCAGAAGCCGGGAAAAAGGCTTTGAAAATTCTCCAGGGTTCAAACTTTGCTCTTGAATCTTTTGAACTCATATCAAACTGGATTGCCTTGAATACTGGCGTTCAGTACACAGAAATGAAAGATAAAGTTTTTGTGTGTAAAAATTTTTCTATTGCTCAATGTTGCATATCTGAAAATCATAATGGTGAAGTTGATACTGTATTTAGAGAATTTAAGCTTACTGCAAAGCAAGCTATGGAAAAATTCAAAGGAAAGGTTTCTACAGAAATAAAGAAAGCAGCAAGTAAACCTGACACTATGTTTACTAAGTTTGAGTTTATTCATGCTGTTTTTTCACGTTCAGAGCGTGACCCGAATAAGATAGATAACACAAACATGCCTTACGCTTCTTACTATTATGAAAAAGAAAAGAAGTTTGTAAATGAAGAGTCTGGCTATAATACTTTTCCTTATCATGTTCCAAGATTTTATCATAAGTCCACAAGTGCTTATGGTCGCGGGCCTTCCTTCACTCTCCTTTCTTCATTAAAAGAGCTTTGTGAAATACGGGCAATGATTCTCGATGGTGCACAGATGAAGATTCAACCACCAGTATTTTTGCCGAATGGTTCAAACCTGGATGATGTTGACCTTTCACCAAGAGCAATAAACTTTTTTGACTCCACAAAGGGAAAGCCGGAGTTTTATAGGCCTGACATTGACATTCAGTCTATGGGTCAATATAGGCTTGAGCTTAAAAAAGAGATTGAGGATAATTTCTTTGTTGATCTCTTCCGTATGCTGGAAGATAGAAAGAATATGACCGCTACAGAAGTGCAAGAAAGAATTTCTGAAAAAATACAGGCGATCACTCCAGTAATTAACAGACTTTACAATGAATATTTTTCCCCTCTCCTATCTCGTTTATATATCTTAATGATTGAGAATCGTATTCTTGAAGATCCTCCAAAGATTGTTGCTAATAGTGAATATGCTGTTGAGTATTCAACAAAGCTCGATAATAAACTTAGAGCTTTAGATACTTCTCAGATTATGACCGCGATGGAACAAGTGGCGATGGTTAAACAGTTTGAGATGCAGTCCCCAGACTTAGGGCTTGTTATGGATACTGACAAAGTAGTAAGGGGAATCATTAAAAATAATAATGTTGACCCGGATTATATTCGCGATGAGTCAGAAACAAAAGCTTTAAGAGAAGCCCAGCAACAAGCCCAGCAACAAGCCCAAATGATGCAAATGATGGCTGATAAGGTTGCGCCTCTTGATATGGCTAAAGCTCCTGAAGAGGGTTCACCTCTGCAAGATCAAAATATTGAACAAGATTTAATGGGATAAAAAATACATGTCTGAACAAAATGTAAAAGATTTATATCTTATTGTGTTTGGTACTCCTGAAGGGCAAAAAGTTCTTCAAGATATTCACAGATACACTAGATATAAACAATCGGTCTTTAGCCTGGATAATGAAAGACAAAATTGCTTTGCCCAGGGACAGCAAGACGTTTCAAACTTCATTGAACAAATAAAAAGCAACGCAATAAAAAGGAGCCTGAAAGATGTCTGAACAAGTTGATACTGTTGATGCACCAGCGGAAGGTGCAGCTCCAGCAGCAGACGTAAATACAAATATTCCAAGTGGTGACTTACTTGGGGGAAGTGGTGACTTCAATGAAAGTTTTGTTGAAGATTCTACTTCTTCAGGGAATTGGATTGATTCACTTGATGAAAAGTATCGTGAAAATACAAGTATCAATAAATATAATAGCATGGATGACTTCATTGACGGCCATTTAAATATGAAGTCTTTGATTGGAAAGAAGGGCTTGGCCCCTCTCTCTGAAGATGCTACACCAGAAGAAAAGAATGAGTTTTATAGTCGTATTGGTAGGCCGGAAACTCATGAAGGTTATGATTGGCAATCTCCGACTATTGAAGTAGAAAATGATACTGGCGAAAAAGAAGAAGTTCCTATGGTGAATATTGATCAGGAACTTATGTCAGAAACGATGAAAGTATTTCATGAAAATGGTTTAACAAATAACCAGGCGAAAGCTGTTATGGATATGTTTGCTGAGCATGAACACGCACGCTTTGAAAATGGTCTTAATGATTTTGCTAATCAACAAGAGCAGACAGCACAAGAAACAAAGTCTCAGCTCCTTCAAGAATGGGGTGACAAGTTTGATTCAAAACTTAGTGCAGTTAATAATGTGGTGAATAAATTCGGCTTAACTGAAACTCTTCAGGATTTAGGTCTCGCCAATGATTACCGGGTTGTTAAAATGTTTGAAAGCATGATCTCTAAAGTTGGTGAAGGTCAAATAACTGGTGATATGTCCCCAACTGGTGGAGGGTTTGAAGAAGCAGTTTCGGCAATTCGACAAAGTGAAGCTTACCAAAATCCTATGCACCCTGGTCACCATGAAGCGAATCAGCGACTAGAATCACTTTATAAAAGAAAATATGGATAATTAAAAATCTCCCTACAAGACATACTCCCTAAGACCCTGGCCCGGCTGCTGCAACAGTCGGGTTTTTTATTGTGCGTATATAACAATAAGAGATACCCGCAAGGCCTCTTTTAAAAAATATTTAGAAGTTAGGCCCCAGCATTTGGACACGCCAAAAAAAATTAAAAATCATCTTAATTTAAAGGAGTGTTGCAAATGCCACACGATACAACCAACCATTATAAAGTGATGTATGGGGATTCTATTAAGGATCTTGCTGGTCACAAAATTAAATCCCTTCTTAAGGAAACTGTTACTAAAGCCGCTAAAAAAGGTGAGGCAGTTTTCTTTGATAGTGTTGAACCTTCTGATGATGTGACTGAAACAGCTCTTGCATCAATTGATTCAACTCGTAAAGATTATGAAGATATTGGTTCGCCAACTCTTGCAGATCTTACAAATATCTTAACCCCACATATGGAAATTAGCCGTCAGCGTACAATCTGTACACCTAAACAGTTGATTGCTGGCCATACTTTCCGTGATTTTGATGAGATTGCTTTAAATCATTCTGAATCAAGTATTGTTAACCGTCAGCTTATGAAAAAAATGGTAGCTAAAGAAGATAAGCTTATCTATGATGCGCTTTTTGCTGCTAATGTTTCTCGTGGTAAAGATTCTGGCAGCTTGTCCGCTGTTCCTTTCCCTGCTGCTCAGTCTTTAGCGGATATCACTGCTTGGACTGGATTAACAAAAGATACTTTTGCTGAAATTCGTGAAAGATTTGAAACAAACTATGCCGGGAATGACAAGATTTTCTGTGTTGTTTCTCCTATAGCTAAGTTTAATCTTATCAAGAATAGTGGTGATAAACTTCACTCTTCTGATTTCGTTAATGCAAAGCACTTTGAAAGTGGTCAACTTCCAGATATTTATGGTGTTCACGTTATATGTGACCCACAAATCACTGGTTATGGCACTAATGATGCTGTTGTTGCATGGTCAGAAGAAGCTATTACTTTTAATCAATCTAAGGCTCTTGATGTAAATCTTGCTCAAGATCCTACACAGCAATTTAATTGGGTTCTACAGATTAGACAGTACGCAAATGCTGTGCGTGTTGACGATAAGAAAGTTGTTAAGATTGACGTAAATATTCCTTAATATTGTTCAGGCCGACTACCTTCCTCTTTCCGTCCCTGGGGGAGGTGGTCACTGAACATAATCTTTTTGAGGTTAATTAATGAGCTTACCTAAAACTTTGACTGATATTGCCAATTTAGCACTTCTCTCTATTGGGGAAGAATCAACAAATAATGTTGAATCTGATGAGGCTAGATCTAGAACTGTAAGAACTGTTTTATATCAAACTATAAGGGAAGTTCAAAGGTTAATTGATTGGCCAGAACTACGCGTAAGAAAAACCCTGGCGCAAAATTCAGAAATGTTAGATGATAGTAATTATAAATATCATCTTCCAGAAAATTACCTTGAAGTCATTTCAACAGATTCAGAAATAAGCTGGTTCCTACAAGATGGCTTTTTTTGTACTGATGCTATTGAAGCAAAAATCACCTATAAAAAATACTCTGAAGAAGTAAGTGAATGGTCTGGTGACCTTGTTGAAATGGTTTACAGAAAGCTTGCCGCTGCTATTGCTCCTACTCTTGTAGAAAATCCCCAATGGTTGCAAATGGCAGAAAGACAGTATCAGCAATGTGAACAGCGTTGTCTTTCACAAACGCAAAACAGAAAGCGAAAAATAAAAAGATATAAAAGAAATCATGGTCTTGTAAAGAATCGTTTATATGACCGTTATCCATATGGCGGGTATTAATGTCTAAAATACCAATATTAAACTTTAATACTGGTGAAGTAAGCCCAATATTACACCACCGTTCAGACCTTCAAAAATACCCTTCAGCAGCTAAAAGACTTGAAAACTATATTAATCTTCCTCAAGGTGGATTAAAAAGACGTGTTGGCAGTAGTGTCCAGGCTCGTGTGGGTGATGTCAATCTTGGTGGTGTTAGAATACTTCCCTGGGAAGTTGATCGGGATAATTACTACCAGCTTGTTTTTGTTGGCACAGAAATAAGGATTTATTCCGATAAAGGCGTTCTTGTTGAGACTATCACAAATATTCCCTGGTTAGAAGAAGAATTTTCAGAGATTTATTTTAAGCAAGTTTATGATGTGATGTTTATCACTCATTATAATCATCCAGTTAAGAGAATTGAAAGAACAAGTGATTTTGTTTGGTCTATAACAGATCATATATTTAATGGCGGTCCTTATGGATCAATTAACACAGATACTGCAAATGAGTTTACTTTTAATTCTGGATCGCCTCACACTATTACAGCCAGTTCAGGAACTTTTTCAAGTGCTGATGTGGGCCGGAAAGTTAAGATGCTCTATGATAATGAAATGAGTATTGGTGGCTCTTTTGGTAGTGACCAATCAAGCTCTTCAATCCCGGCACATGGCGAAGTCTATTTTAAAACTGAAGGCGGCACGTGGGAAGGTGAAATGCTCTTGGAGCTTTCAACTGATGGCGGCACCACTTGGGAGATTATTGCTTCTATAAGAAGTAAGTCGAATACAAATAAAAGTCTTACCAGGGAAATAGATGAATTTGGGGCTGAAGTTCGCGTTACTATGCGTGATTATAATTCTGGCACATGTAAATGGACTCTTGAAAGTGAAAGCCAAACTTACGCACATTTCACAATTTCTTCTTATACCTCTTCTTCCACTGTTGAAATAACTGTTGACGCTTTAGAACCTATAGATGGCTATACAACGCATATTTGGGCGTTAGGCGCTTTTAATGAAACTGATGGCTACCCTTCATGCATTGAAGTTTATGAGGAACGTTTAATGCTTGCAGGAGTTCCCGGAAGTGGTGCAACTATTTATGGAAGTACAATAAATGACTGGAACAACTGGCAGAATGGAACCCTGGCAACCTCCCCTATTCAATTCACTCTTGCTTCTGATATAAGAAATAGAATTCGTTGGATAGTTCCAGAACAGCAATTGATTGTGGGAACTAACTATGGTGAATGGTCTGTTGGTACTCGTGACAGTAATGAAGCTTTAAGTGGTGCGAATGTAAATGCACGCAGGCAAGTTGAATTTGGTTCTGACCCCATACAGCCAATCAATTATGCTGATATGTCTTTATATGTGGAAGCGGGCGGGAAGCGCGTCAGAGCTGCACAATATAATTATGAGAAAGATGGATATATTTCAAGTGATATGACTATTCTTTCTGAACACCTTACAAGTGAAATTTCTGAAAGTTATCCGAATGGTTACAAAATTGTAAGAATGGCATATTCCAGAACACCGGATTCTATTATTTGGGCTATTCGTGATGATGGTTTATTATTGGCTTTCACTTATGAAAGAGAACACCAGGTAAGTGCATGGAGCCGTCACCCTTTCACAGATGGCGGTAAAGTTCTGGATATAAATTCCATTCTTCATACTGATGGTGATATTGTTACACTTTTAGTTGAAAGAGAAGATGGGACATATCTTGAGACAATAAGACAAGAAAACCTTTGTTTAGACTGGCAAAGGAATTATGATGGTATTCTTGAAAGTGATGTCATTGCCTTATCAGGAGATGAATCCGGGCTTATATACTTGAATCAAAACCTGGAAGAAAGGGAACCGCCACATTATGGAACTGGTTCTTTTATTTATGTAAGTGCAACAATTTCTAATACAATTGTTTTTAAGTATAACGCTATTCAGCTTATTGAAGGTGAGGATTACGCAAAAGTTAGTGATAAACTTTACTGGATTGCCCAGGCTGATTATAAAGCTGCAATAGGTGTTTTTGACTTCACGACTCAATTAACCTTAAATACAGATTATCAGATATATCAAAAAGAGGATGTATTTTACTTAGATATAAGAAACCCGGCTTTTGATGTCTCTAGCTTAATAGTGAAAATTTCAGGTGTGGAAGTTGACCCTGAAGATATGTATATAATGACAGGTGACGATCAAGTTTTATTACTTGATACTGCCGGGAATGTTGAAACAGATATAACTATTGAGGGGTATACAGTCCCGGATACATGTAATTTATCTTTAAATGTAAATGACAGTGTTACTGCGGATAATCTTAATGAGCCATTTTTTACTTATAATGATGAGACTCAAGCTCATGATGTGGGAACTTCTTATATTTTATATGATACTCATACTTTCACAAACCAGATTGAAGAAGGTGTAAAAACTGAAGATTCCGATATAAAGCCAATTCGTGTGAGGAATGACGGCTTTGACTCTGAGACTCATGAAGGGTTTATCTATTTAGATCAATCTGGGACTTATCAATTCGGCACACACTATGCAGATGATACAACAACCATTTCAGTTGATGGCACTTTAGTGATGACTCACCACGGCTTTAATGCTAAATATGATTCGATTGACTTAGAGCCTGGTTACCATTATATAAAAAGTACTTGGGTGAATACTGCCAATGGTGGAACAATGTCGGTAAATATAATTTACCCGGACGGTGAAACAAAAAGGCTTCAATGGTCAGATTTGTATATAAATGTTCTCACTCAATCTGAAGAGCTTGTGGAGTGGGTTGAAGGTGGTTCTCCTGTACAAGTTGCGCCTTTATTAAATCTATTCTCGGCACAAGCTGAAACTTTTACTGAATTACGTGTGACTATAAGCAGTTATGAAGCGAATGACATTTTGGCTTATACTCTCCCGGCTGGCGTATCTCATTCTTTTTCGGTTGATACACATACATTTACTGGAAGTATGACAGCGGAAGAAGCAGAAGCTTTGATAAAATCCTTGACTTATGAAAGCACGAATCCAACACCGCCAATTTCAAAAACTTTAACTATGGCCCTGGATAGTACTGGAAATCCAACAATAAACTACACTTCAAAAGTTTGTATAGAGTCGGCCAATACTCCACCAATTTTAACGGCTCTTGATGTTGATGATTATGTTGTTCATAGGCCAAGAAAAATGATATCTGTTTATGGAAGCCCACAAAGTGAAATATGGGTTGGCTTAAAAATGACTTCTATTTATGAGCCTGTTGATCGTTTCAATGTCCCAGATAATGGTGGGCCAGGAACAAGAAACAGAATAACTGAAGTAGAAGTTTATGGTGTTGAATCTCTTGGTGGTGAAGTAAGTGCAAATGGTGGGGAAAAATATGAAAAACTTAAATACCTCACCAAAGAAGGCAAGCTTAGTTCTCCACAAGAATATGTGACTGGAAAGTTTAAAGCTGAAACACCTCATGGAAGTCAAAATGATAAAGGCTTTATTTTCCGCAACTGTACACCGTATAAACAGAAGATAGCAGCAATAGTTTTTAATGGAAGAAGGCAGGCTTCAAAATGAATATAGAATTTCTCTTACATCTTCAAAATATAAATCCACAGCCAGTTTTAGGTGCTCTTGGGGCTGGTGCAATTATCGGCATTATTGGTTTAGTTATGAGTGCTGCGGGTTCTTATTTCTCCTATCAACAGCAAGCAGAAGCCGCAGAGAACGCGGCAGAGCAAGAAGCTCTCAACAGAGAGGCCCAGGCAAAAAGAGAGGAAGCAAAAGCAAAGCAAGAAAGACTCAACCGTTCCGCAGAGGAAAGCCGGGAACGGCAGATGGCAAAGCGTAGGCGTTCAGTTATGGAATCCAGCTATGCAAAAGCAGGGGTTCTCTTGGATGGTACTCCGGCAAACTTTCTTGAGGAACAAGCTACAGTTGATGAAATAGACGTGCAGAGGGGCAATCAAGCAAGTGAGCAGCGGGCAATGGGTTACGAGGTTAATTCAAAATCTCTTCTTGGTGCGGCCGATTGGTCCCGCAGTGTTGGTGAAAGTGAAAGCAGCGCTTACAAAACAGCAGCCACTACAAGTTTGATCGGTGGACTTGGCAAAGCTGCAATAAAATTTGATGATAGTTATGAGGGCGATTATCCAAGCTGGCTTGGTGGCTCAAATAGCAAAAGGACATAAAAATGCCCAGGATACCAGCAAATTTAATTCAAAAATCTGTAAACATTCAAAGTACTGCAAATGTTATTCCTGGATTAAGACAGGATAACACAGCAAGGATAAATGCTGCTACAGCTCAGGAGTTCGGAAGACTGGGAACTCAAATTTCTTCTTACATGGATGAAAAGGAAAAAGAGAGAGATCATGCAGACCTTGAAAACGGGCGTCGTAAGTTCCTGGAATTGGACAGTGAGCGCAAAGAAAAGATGTTATCTGCGGCCACGGCTAAAGATGTACAGGCAATTCATAGTGAGTATGAGAAGAGAGCGCAAGAAATTTTAACTGGCAATGACCATAAAGGTGTGCCCTATTTTCGCTCAGAAAAAGCGCGTAAGATTTTTGATGATAAGTTTTTATCTGGCAATTTAAAAGGCTGGAAAGACGGAGCTATAAAACAATCTTGGGATAAAGAAGAGAAGGAAACAAAGATAAGAAATAATTTATCTGTTAATGATATCATAAAAAATCATTATAATGATAAAGGCTCTGAAGGAAGAATAAGAGAGATTTATTCTAAATATCCTGAATCTGAAAGGAAAATGCTAACTCAGCAAGCTTTGTATGATCTTGATAATAATCGTGCTAATCAAGGGGCCGCAGGTTTTTCCAATTCAGTTGAAAATATTTTATCAAATCAAGATTTGTCTATTAATCGTAAACAAAAGCTCATAAATGAAGAGCTTAAAACTTATAATAGTCATATTGATGGAATGAAGACTTTAAGTCTTTCTGAGAAAAAAGCCTATAAAGACAGGCTTAAAAGTACTGTTTCTCAAGTTGATAAAATGGTTCAGGCTCAAAAAGATGAGCAAGTGAAAGCCTATAAAAAATGGCAAGAGCAAAATGAAAGTGATGTGATTACGCAGATAGCAAAGAAAGGGGCAAATCTTGAGGGAATGCCTTATAAAGAAGTGCTTTCTTT